TCGTCATTATTAACACCGAAGATAGTGGCGGCCGAATTACCGTCTTCACCGTAAAAAACCATACCGGAATTTTTTATCAAAGTTCTTCTTGTTCCTCCTGTGTCAAAGGACTCTATGGAATCGTCATCTATTTCAATTCTTTCACCTGATACACTTGTTCTTAATAATGCTCCTGTAATTGTTCCAGAAGTAATAGACCCTATGTCAGCTGTAATTGCAGATAATTGACCTACATTCATTTTTGAAGCATCAATTGTATTAGCTAAAATATTATCTCCTACAATTTGAGTAGCTTCTGAAAGGTTGTAGGTTGCATTAGGGGTAGCGTTTTCAGCTACCGCAATAAGAACTTTTCCTATTCCAACAGAGTTTGCAGAGGTCGTTGTAATTTGATATTCCGTTTCAGAGGTTAGTAAGTCCAAATAGATATATGTCTTCGCTGACATATTTCCTGTATTCCCTGCACTAATAGAGTATGAATTTCCATCTGCTGATGTAAATGTTCCAGCACCCCACGATACAGTATTGGAATCTGTAGAAGAAAAAACAGATGTTTGTCCCCATCCCCAGTTTGAAACATCTAATACACCTGATGGAAAAGTTCCTGGTTCTAAGACTGCACCGTTTATAAGTACATTGCTAGTATTTATATCTTGGGCGGCACCACCTGAGGGGATTGGTTCCGGTTCTTCTGGTGTAGAATCCCAAGAAGTAAAAGCTGCTCCTTGTGCATCTTGTGAGGCGTCTCTGTATAAAAATCTATTCAAGTATAATTCTGGTAGTTCCATATTAATTTTTATCAAGTCCTTGGTTTGAAATTTTAAGTATTTCAATACCATCAAACCTTATAGGTTCACCTTTTGAGTTACCTCTTATTCTTGTACGAAGAGTGTTGAAATCTTTCGTGTCTGAGTTAGGGAATAAAGACACATATTTTTCACTTATTGTACCTAAGTCTTCCCATATATTTTTTCCTTCTTTTTGTACTTGAGATTGTAGTAGTGCACCCCCACCGTTTTCTGATAAAACAGAAAGTCCTGTAATCTTTTTAGTGTCGCTATACATTTCAGAAAAAGAGTATCTTCTTCCGATAATCTCATAATAGATATCAGAACCTAGGTCAGTAAAACCAGTGTCTAGAGTTGATACTTTATTAGTATCAGTTCCGGATATTTGATTAATGTTTGTTCCATCATCGAAACTAATTAAAGCCGTAATCTTACCTCCAGCATAATCGTAAATTGTCCATATTTGAGTAGAGATTGTATATCTCATTTGGCAGTTTGAATATGTAACACCTTCAACTGTAACCTCACCAACTGACCACTTAATCGCATCAGTACCATCGTAGATTCCAACAACTTTTTCGTAGTTTACTCTAGGAATTGCTTTAACGAAATCACTAACCCTTCTTGAAATTTCAGTAGGTTGCCCGTCGTATGAAAATTTATAGAAACCTGAAGAGTGGTGGAAGTAAACCCCATCTTTTCCTTGAACGATTGACTCTTGTGAATAAGTTCCTACATTGTAAGCTGGATAAGGGTCTACATTAGTAGCACTATATACTCTAAAAATATGGTTTTGTTTAAAAANCAAAAGAGCTTTTGGAACTCTGAATAATCCTGTTATTGATTCTCCGTCTTGAGGAGAAAAGCTTTCAATGTAATTTGAAGTGTCGTAAGTCAAAGTAAATGTTGAAGGGGGTGTGAACTGGACAATGTCTGAGAAATAAACAGCATCATTTTCTTTGTTGACAATCCAAACTCTACCGTCAAATCCGGCTTGAATAAAATCACCGACCGGCATCACTGGGGTAGTTGGTACGATATTAGTTATAGCAGAGAAGTTCCCACCATTGGAAGCTTGAAGTGCATCTGTTCCGTTTACCATATAAATATGATTTAACCATTGGCTAAATCTTGCTTTAGTTGAAACTGTTGCTGTACGGACTGAAGTCCATGAAGACCCATCCCAAACTGAAACATCAGTTCCTACTTGGCCATAGAGAAGTTTATCTCCACCCTGTATTTGTAATGTTCCAAAAGAAAGAATACTACCACCTAAATCATCGGCGTACTCGGTCATTCCTAATCGAGTTGTAGCTGAACCAATTCTATCAAAGTGAAGGTTGACTGCTAACTCAACAGAGTTTTGTGGACAAACAGTATCATTCAGTTGTGCTGAACGGATAACTCCTTCTGTTGGATATTGAATTTTTACGTTATCTGCTGTTTCCATAATTTTAACTATTAATTATTATTGATGATTGTCCTAGGTATAAATTGTCTACTAAAGCGTCTAGTAACGATTCGAACTTTAATAGGTCCGCATCGTCTGGTTCAAGGTCATTATCTTTACGATATTTAATTGCATAACGCAAATACCATTTATACATTTCTCTGTAGTGTTCCGGAAGAACTTGATATAGGTCATTAACTTCTTCTACTTTTTTATAGTAATCAAGATATACATTTTTTCCTTGCATTGAGTCTGGAATGATTCTATCGAATACTAATTTGTTTTCGTAGACTGTGTAATAAACAGGCTGTGAAATAGTTGGTCGAGCCCAAACTTTTGTTCCTACTGGTATTTCTCTTGTGACCCCTGTGACCCCTGTTAGTTGGTTTGTTAATGAATTAACTCCTGTGTACGCTATTTGCATAATAGTCTGGTCAAAATCACTTGTCGCAACGTATGCAACCCCTGAAGATGAGTCTGAGAAATCTCCGATAGTATCTAAGGTTATTGTAGTTCCTGAGATAGCAACAAGGGCCTGATTATCTCCTCCAGAAACAGAGAATGACATTTGGTTCCATGTACGCTTGTCTATATATATTAGGTTGTATGGAGTTAGTATACTACCAATTATTAGTCTTGCTGCTAAAATTGAGCGGTCTGTATCTTTAAAATCAATATTGTCCGGTAAGTCAATTGAGTTGGTTCCCGCTAGTAACTTAACTGGAAATTCAAATTCCTGTTGCCACTCTTGTCTGATTCCGTAGATTCTACCTTCAACAAACTTTCTCGCATCGTTAACAGCACTAAGACAAAACTCCATAGTAATTTTAGTATCGCTGTCTGATACACCCATAGCTTTTCTTACTGGCAATATAATTTTAGCTGCTGAATTTTCTGGATAGGATGTGACACTGATTGGTGTAGAGAAAGAAGAAACATCAGTAGTTTCTGAATTTTCCCATCGAACTTTATAGTAGTCTCCAGCCAATCCTGTGTTGTCAAAAAATATTGTATTTTGCTGTGTTGTAAAAAATGTTTTTATTTCTAGTTCTGTGTAAGTTCCGTCAATTGTTGAGCTTTTGTGAACTGATATTTTGTCGTATTTAATTTCACTAACAATGTCTCCACGGCTATGAGATAGAGCTGTAGCTAAAGTAGTTAGTGATTGGATTGTGTGTTCTGTTGATTGAATTATTTCAGAATTCTCAGCACCCAGTGAAGACAACAATAAGAATATATTACCCGTTGAAAAGTCTGAGGCATTGTCGACGGGAACGGCAGTAACACCTGCTGCAATATTCGCACTAAGATATGTAGAGGTTTTAATATCCAGATTATTTGGGATATCAATGGTGTTCCCTATATTGTGTTTTATATTTATTTGAGGGTGCATATATTTTTAATTTATTAATAATTATTATTTTAAGTCTATACCTTACTTCTCACAATCGCAACCATTATGTAGTTCTCTATTTTGTCAATCATTTCTTTGTTGGGATTTTCCATTGTGTTTATTATAACATTTTTAAAAGAATGCGAAGAATGCTCCTGTGTTGGCTGTAGTAAATGGAACATCTGTGCTAAACACTGGACTACCACTAGCTGTTAAATCGTTATTGTTAGAAGTTTCGTCTAAATAGTTGTTATTTAATCTCCAATAACCTTGTAGGTTCGCTTCATTTCCTACTAATTCTCGTTCATAATTGTCTGCAATTTCAGTAACTGTTCTAATGTCATTCCATACACGAACTTCGTCTATAAGACCGTCAAAATATCCACCATAAGGGCTTTTACCGAACTTAAAATCTGCTGTTGTATCA